ATGCAATTCGATGCCAGGGAAGCCAAGCTTCTCGCGCCAGGTGCGCACATTATAATGGACGATTACCCCGGCCTGCGACTCAAGGCCACAGCGAGCGCTCGAGCGTGGATCTACCGATATAAGAGCCCGGTCGACGGCAAGATGCGGCAGGTCAAGATCGGTGAGTGGCCGGCCATGTCTGCGCCGGCCGCCGTCGTCAAATGGGAAGAACTAAAGCAGGTGCGCGCCAATGGCGGCGACCCATCCATTGCGCGCAAGACGATGAAGGTGGAGGAGCGCGCCGCCGAGCAGCTGCAGCGCGAAGCGAAGAAGGAGGCGAAGTACACCGTAGCCAAGCTATGCGACGAGTACATCGCCGGTCACATCGTCAGGCATAGGCAAGCGAAGGGTGCGACCGAGGTGACGCGCATGTTCCGGACGATGCTCGGTGAGTTCGGCGAAATGCCGGCGGCTACCGTTGGGCGCAAAGACGCATTTGCCTTCCTGGAACAGTTCATGGATATTCCGGTCCAGGGCGCCAACATCCGGCGCGAACTCGGCGCCGCCTGGGATTACGCACTCGACGCCGGCAGGCTGCCAGACACCAGCCCGAACTGGTGGCGCCTGGTGATGAAGGGGCGGTTCCGCAGCAAGGGCAAGGCCATCAGCGGCGAGAAGATCGGGACGGCGAAGCGCGTCCTCAGCGAAGCTGAGTTGAGCGTGCTCATTCCTTGGATGCCAAACTTCTCGCGCCTGCTGGACGACGTGCTGACCCTCTACCTCTGGACGGACCAACGCGGTACCGAGATCGTTTCGATGCGGGGTGATGAGATCACCGAGGAAGTGGATGGACTGTGGTGGACGATCCCTAAGGCCAAGACGAAAAACGCCAGGCATGAGAATGCCGGCGATCAGCGCGTGCCGCTTGTCGGCCGCGCGGTCACCATCGTGAAACGGAGGATGGGGCGGGAGGGCTCGGGTTACCTGTTCCCGAATCAAAAGAAGACCGGTCACATCGATCAGAAGACGATACAGAGCTCTGTCTACATGCACCAGCCCTACGCGCAAACCAGGCCCGACAACTATCGGCCGCGTCTGCCTGTGGGGCATTGGGCGCCACACGATTTGCGGCGAACATCTCGGACGTTGTTAGCGGCACTCGGCTGTCCGGAGGAGATCGCAGAGGCGATCTTGGGGCATATGAAGCCTGGCATCGTTGGTGTCTACAATCGGCACTCATACGACAGGGAGCGGAGGCAGTGGCTGCTCGTGCTAGACCAGCACCTGGAGAAGTTGGCGGCGTCGGCGATCGCCGCCAGTTAGGGATTCATTTCTTCGCGCTCCTGGAGGTATTTGGCGGCGGAGGCAGGTCGGAGACGGGGCGTTGCTCCGCCCACTCCTCTACCTCGCGAAGTAGCCACCCAACGCGGCGCCCGGAGAGCTGGCGGGGCTTTGGAAAAGCTTCCTCGCGGACCATCTTTTGAACCGTCGCGGTGGCCAGTGTGAGCAGGCTGGCCACTTCGGGCAGGTCGACATAGATTCGTTTCATGGTCTGGTTCATCCGTGTATCTCTTGCCATTTGATGATGGCCCTTGCCTGGCCAGGAAGTGCATCGCGGGTGTAGTTGGCTGCGCGGACACTTTCGTACAGCGCCCGGCTCGCGGTGATCTTCATCGCATCGTCGATCGCATCGATGCCCTCGGTGCCGCCGGACAGAATCAGTGCAAGCACGATGGCTCGTTCGTTGGCTGTAAGATCCCTGTCGCCGACGATGAGCGGTAGCGCCCAGGCGAAGCGCGCTGCGTCGGCCTGGGCCGCCTGCAGCTGCTCGGTCAGCACGACCAGGTCTGCGGCCAGCCTGTCGGCGCGCTGGGTAGCCTGCTGCAGCGCCTCGGCTGTGGCCGCGTTCTTCCCATCGATGTGCGCGACAAGTTCTTGCCAGCGCCAAGGGATCGACGCCAGTTCCTGGTTGTTGACAGGATCGATCTCGACCATCGCCCAGTTACGCGCGAGGTCCTTGAGCTGTGGTGTATCGATGGTAGGAACTTTCATGCTCATGGCGTCACCGATCCTTTTCCGCCGGAGTTCAAAAACGGAATAGGCGCAGAGCCGTACACGGCCGTCGGCAGCACGCCGTTCCAGCGGTTGGCCTTGGTTTGCTCGACTTCGATGCGGCGTAGCTCGAGCACATCCTTGTTTTGCGCCAGCGCCGCGTTCTGGACGCGCAAGGCCTCAGCCTGGGCTTTGGCTACCGTCAGGTTGGCGTAAGCCTCCCCATCCGCCTTGGCCGACAGCGCTTTCGCTTCAGCCTCAGCGATCGCCACTTTTTGCTTTTGCTCAGCCTCGACGGTCTTCAGCTTATTCTCGGCGCCCAGGCGCAGCTGCTCCTGCGTGACCTTTTCGTTGATCGCCTGCATGTAGCTAGCGCCGAACGAGAAATTGCGCATGTCGATGTTGATCACGGAGGCGCCGTACAGGCGCAGCTTGTCGCGCAGCGCGGCGCTGATATCGCCGGACACCTGCGAGCGCTTGCTAATCAGGTCCGGCGCCGTGTAGCGCGCCGTCACCGCCTTGAACACCTCGGCGGCGGCTGTCTGCACGTAGCTGGCCAGGTTGCCGTCATGGCTGTATTTCTCGTAGACCTCGGCTACCCGGTCGGTGGCGATGCTGTAGCGCACCGTCATGCTGACCTTGACCGGCTGGGTATCGGCAGTGCTGCCGTCGGCGTTCTCGATGCTCGCCTCTTCGGCGCGGATGCTGAAGATCGACAGGCGCTGCCAGGGCGGAACGAAAGCCAGGCCCTCCTGCTCCACGCCCTTGATGGCGCCGAACTGCGTGATCACACCGCGCGATCCAGTCGGCACGGATTTCAACGGCCAGAACAACAGCGCCAAGATGCCTACAATGGCGCCGATGACCATGGCGCGGATCTGCTTGCCGGAAAGGTTGAGAAGGTTATTTGGATTCATGTTTGCTCCGTTGTTTGTGCCGCGCGGATCGGTGCGCGGCTGCCCGTTATCACTGAGGAAACCCATGCTTACTGACCTCCGAAAAGGGCTGCGTGCTGGGCTTGGTCGATAGCGCTGCTGGGAGGCAAATAGGCGAACTCATAGGAGCGCTGGACGGCCAATGCAGCGCGCAACGCCTCGATCTCGGCCTGCTTGTACCATTCCGGTCCAAGTCCCTGTTGGTCGGCTTGCCATTGATCGCGCCACTTGGGGATGTCGCCGGCAGCGGTCGATGCCAGGCCGGCCGCGCGGCCGACCTGGTCGATCAGCGATCGCGGAAGCGACGAGTCGATGCTGATCGGCGTACCGCCAGGCGACACCTCATCCAGCACGGCGCGCAGCGCCTGGCGCATCTGCATGTTCTCGACCTCCAGGACGTTGAGCGCATCCGGGATCGCGGTGCCGGCACCGCGCGCGAACAGCATCATCGCGTAGTTGGCGACGTCGACGGGGTCACCCTTGGCCACGTGCTCCTGCAGGGCGCGCTGCAGCGATTCCGTCGTGCACCTAGTGGGATCATCCCAGCCGGAGCGGCCCTTCTGCTGGGCGCGATAGAGCTTGCTGGCCATGGCCGCAGCAAAGGATACAACCGCTGCCGTATCGGTCGTCGCGGCCTCGGTCAGGGTGGTCAAGTTGACCGGAAAGGCGTGGTGATTGCGTGCGTTCATGCTGCCTCCTTCTGTTCTTTGGTTTTGTTTTTCGGCTGTTCGTACGTGGTGAAGCCGGTCATGTCCAACTGCTCGGTGAGGAAGTCGTGAAATGCGTCGATGCCGCCGTCGGCGATCTCGCAGGCCACAGCCGTGTACACAGCCGGCGGCAGCGTGCTGGATGGCTCAAGCACCATGAAGCGGCGATCCTGGTCTGCACCTGGGAGCATTTCGCCGGCGCCGCACATGAAGATGAAGTTCATCTTGTTTCGCTCAACGGAAGGCACTCGGCCTTTGCGCTCGATGTAGACCTCGTCACTGGTCAGAAGGTGCTTGAGCACCATCTTGTCGATCTGGCTTGGTGGAAAATCTTCCGTCAGCACCAGTCGCGCGCCGGCCATCCATCCGTTGAAGGCATTACCCCACATGTACGTCGCGTGCACGGCGCCGACGTCGTACATTGGTGCGATGACCTGGTTGAAGAAGAGCGACTTGCCGCTACCGGGTACGCCGTCTACCAGGAGCGCCGTCGCCATCTTGGCGCCCTTGTCCCGCAGTGGGTAGGCCAGCCAGCGCAGCACCCACAGGGCGCGGTCACGGTCCCCTTCGCACAGGTGCAGCAGCAGGGCGTTGATGTTCGGCGTCGACGCCGGACCGAGTGCCGGCTTCGACGGCCAGAGCGTGAAGGCAGCGATAGCAGCGTCGACCAGCTGGTTGAGGGAAGATTTGATCGTGTTGATGGTCTTCATGCTGGATCCTTTTGAGTGTCGATCTTGGCGGATTTGGGGAACGGCCAGGCTTCGGCCGGCTTCAGCACCTTAGGGACGGCCACCTTGGCTTTGGACTTGACCGCTGGTTTAGCCGGCTCTGGCGTCTCCTTGAAATCGTTGGCGTCGACGTAGTCGCCCGATCCGATCTCTTCAGCTGCTGGTGCGGGAGTTTCGGCAGCGGCCGGCTCTGCGGACGTGGTTGCGACGTCTGCGACCGAGCCATCGGGCTTCACCCACGCGGCGCCTGGAACTGGCAGTTCCCACCGCGTCCACTGATATCCGTTTGCAGTGGCTGCTTCCTGTAGGGCGGATATGTTGTGTGGCTGAGACTTCATTACGAGCGCGGTAAGGTCGGCCAGGCGGTCCGGTTGGATCTCGATGAAGGCCTTGAAGTCTTCCGGCTTAACGTCCTCCGGCGCTGAGTTGCTCAGCTCATGCTCGAGCCTTACCTGCTCAGTATCGATGCCTTCATGGCGTGCCATCTCGGTCAAGGCATTCCATGTATCGACGTGTTCGCTTTCCTCCAGGTCCTGGATGTCGTAGTGGTCGACGCCCAGGCATTCGCCCATCACCAGGTCAACCAGGACCAGCTGTACCTCTGGCATGCTAGCCTGATCGATATAGGCGCAAACCGCTTCATCGGTAGCGGTCTCGAATGGATAGACATCGCCGATGAGATCGTCCGGAATGCTGTAGTCGTTGTAGCCGCAAACGAGTAGTTTGACAAACTCACGCAGCGACGCCAGGCTGAAGCCGCCGGCGCCTCGCAGACGAAGTTTTTTGTAGAGTGCGACGCGGAATGCTGTTTCCCGTGCGGCCAGTGTTTCGTTCTTTTCCCTGAGAATTTCTTGCTCGGTAGGCTTCTTGTTGGTGGTTGGGGTGACATCGGATTTCTGGCTTTGAGCCAGCCTGGCGGCATGCTCAGCGACGGTCTCGCATGCACCGGCCTTCTCAAGGGCGCTCTGGATGTCGGAGCGGTGATAAATCGCTTCGACCTCTCCATCCTCGTCCTTGAGGTACTTCACCGGCTTTGGCATATTCTCTTTGCCAATATGCGATTCGGCATCGCCTTGATTTTGCGTGGCCGGGGCATTCCGGGCAAAGCGCCACAGTGAAGTATCCGCAAATACAAACTCGCCATCTGATCCGTACATTTGGCTCCTGACTTCGCGCGCCTCGCCGCCTTCCAATACCGGGATGCCGGTCTTATTCGCGATAAAAATGACCTTGGCGTACTGCGCCGCGCGCTTCTCGGAAAAGCAGCTTGGGTCCGTGCAAACGTCTGCACTCTTGATGTCCTCGAAAAGCAAAGGCTGATTCCCTGAACGCTTTGGACACTTGATGCATGATCCGGCGACGGCCAACAGCTTCGCGTCATCCATTTCGAAGTTGGCCGTAGTCAGGTCAAGGGTGTAGTTATTTTGGATATGCTGCTGAGCTCGACGGTATGACATCGGCTCAGCGGGGAAGCCCATTGGCTTGGTGATTTCCGATAGAGCGCGCGTCTGCAGCGCCGGCACGGGAATGCGCGCCAGCAGCAGGGCAGTGGATGCAGGGATAGCGCCGTTGAGGAACTCCTCGCGGACGTCCAGGGCGAGTGCGCAGAGCTTCAGCCGGCCGTAGATGTACGAGCGGCTCTTCTTGATCTTCTCGGCCAACTGATCGGCGTTGTAGCCGTGGTTCATCATCAGTCGCTCGTAGCCCTCGGCCTCCTCAAGCGGATGTGGATCTTCCCGCTGGATGTTTTCCAGGATTTGGATCTCAGCGGCCTGGCGATCAGAGAGGTTGCGAATCATTGCCGGGATGAGCGTCAGGCCGGCAATCTTTGTAGCGCGCCAGCGGCGTTCGCCGGCGACAATCTCGAAGCGCTCAGGGGCGGTTTCTGTAGGAACCACCGGCCGGATCAAAATCGGCTGAACGATTCCTACCTCCTTGATGTTCGCCGCCAGTTCCTGCAGCGCCTGTTCGTTGAACCGCGTCCTGTTGGTGTATGAGATCCGGATTTCGGTAATTTCGCGGATCTCATAGGTAGCTTCGGTGACAAGCTCGTCTACCAAAACCGGTTGTTCGGCTGCCGCGAGTGCGGTGCCTGCTTTCTTTGCCATGCTGCTCTCCTGGGTTATGGGCATTTGCCCGATTACTTCTTGGTGAAATCGAATTGACTGGAGCGGCCGACCGGCAGCAGCTCATGGCCGCTGGCCAGCTCCGCGACGAGTGCGGCGCGCACCTGGCGCGGCGTGATTGGTCTGCCGGCGGGATCGGTGAAGCCGCGCAGCTCGCTCAAAGGGCGGGCGAGCAGGGACCGGACGTCGACGGCCAACTGGGGGACGGTGGCCGTCATGACGCGACACCTGGTGTGAAGAAGACCAGCTTCGCGGCTACGCCTTTGACGACGATGGCGACCTTCCAGGCGGTGTAGCCTGGCTTCGTCTGGGTCTTGGGGATGTACGGCTCGCCGACGTCATAGCCGCGCGCACGCATGGCGCCAAGCAGCTTGAACGGGTCGAGCTCTTTACCCTCGGGGCCAGTGACTTCGGCCCGGTCGCAGCCAGTGGCGCGCACGAGGCGATCGACGGCGGCGGACTTGTTTGCTGCCTCGAGGACGGCGTGCAGCTCGCGCGATTTCGCGGACTGGTTCATTTGGCCGGCCCGGTGCGTGGCAAGACGGTGATGGCCGCCTCGTAGCCATGACAGGCAAGGGCGTGATACCAAGCATCGAGAGAGGACATGGCTATGGCGTGGTATCTGTAGGCGCTGGTGTTGGTGCGCACCTTGATGACGAAGGCGCTCATGGCTGGGAGCCTACAGTGACACCAGGGAATGCGATGTAGACTTCCCGTAGGCTAGTGGCGAGCTCTTGATCGTGGAAGTTCAGCGCCCCCGCGAGGCTCGCGACAAAGAGGCGGCAGCGCATTTCGACATCGGTAGGGTAGTCCGCTAGCGCAACTGCAGCAGCGTTTTCAATCGCTTTTTTATATTCGCTTGCTTTCAGAGGAAGTGCAGACATTAGCGGTTCCTTTTTCGATCTCGTTAGGCAACGTAACGAATATTAGGACAAGCTAATTAGTTGGTCAATAGGAGTTCCTAATTTCTAGAAATTATTTTCAAATAGTGAGGGCGCGAGCGATGCAGTCGCGCATCTTAAGAGAGGCGAATTGCGATATAACTTAAGAGGAGGATGGCGCCCCAGGCAAGGCGGCGAAGCGACAGAGAGATTTTTAGCTGCGCAGTGATGACTTCAAAGGTATCGATCTGATTTTGGCGAATTTTGGCAAGACTAGTCAGTAAGGTTGCTTGTATTATTGTTATCGTTGCCGCATCTTCCCGTGCGCGCACAGCGGCAGTCACTCCCTGCCTGAGAGAGTAAGTTGGTACCAGGTTTTTATCGAGTTCAGGCGTGAGATTTTCATCACCCATAATCCTTCTAGCTTCAAGGATTGAGTTGTAGAAGACATCATTGCCCGGGTTTTTTTCCATTAGTGTGGCAATGTGCGCTTCGAACGCCGTCAAATCGCTTTCGCGCTGCAGTTTGCCCAGCGCTATCCGGCTATCTTCTGAAAATTCATCCATTGCCACCCCTAGATTCGGTCACTTTCTTTGCGTACGATTCGACCGATAATGATGCACGCTTCACCCTGGCAGAGTTTCCGATGGTACTTTCGCTGGTCCGAGCTGTCCGAAGTGAGCCACCATTGTCCCGCGTCTCTTGCGAGACGTTTAACCACCGCCTCGCCTTCATAATTCACGGCGTATACATAGCCGTCAACCGGCTTTGTATCGGCAGTGTTGATGATGATGATATCCCCCTCATAGAGAGTGGGCTCCATGCTTTCACCTTTAACCGGAATGGCTATCAGCTTAGCGGGGTGGTATCCAGCGCGTTCGACCCACTGCCGCCGTAAGCTTAACGTCGCGCCTTGCTTGACGTCGGGATCTGTCTGAAAGCCAGTCATGCCCGCAGAAAGCCGCAACTTAACCATTGGGATCTGAGTAAACTCGGGATCGTCATCATCGAGCGCGCGGATCGGTATAGCACCAGGAACTCCATCCATCGCCCGCTGGTCTGATGAAGCCTCCATCTGCCCCTTGCCTGTGGCCAGCCAATCCTGACTGACACCCAAGGCTTTCGACGCCCTCAGTAGATTTTCTCCACGAAGATACTTCGCCTTCCCACTCAGCCACCCATGAACGCTGGGAGGACTAACCCCACAGGCGCGCGCGAGCTCAACTTGGGAAATGCCGGCGGCGGCCATTGCCACCCGGATTCGTTCTGATATTGACATTAGGCGATCCTAATACTAAATGGATTAGGAGTGGCTATTGACAAACTGATTAGCCACTCCTAATATAAGGCAACTTTCCAAACCATAACCACCATGACACCCAGTGAAATGATTGATGTGCTCGGCGGCACCACCGCCGTTGCTAAGTTGCTCAGGATCAAACCACCTTCGGTGCATGGGTGGCGCCTGGCCGGAATTCCTGACGATAAGTTGATACGACTGGCACCCCTCCTCGAACGAGTCACCGGCGGAGAAGTATCGCGCCGGACACTGCGCCCAGACGACTGGGAGGACATATGGCCCGAGCTGGCATCACCAGCACTACCCGCTTCACAGTAGAGCTCAATATCCGTTTCACCAACCATGTCAAATAGGCATGCAAGGTTATGTTGCATTCAACATCTGGACAACCACCAACAAAAAGGGGACGTAGTGGAAATCAGAAAATCTTACCTATCAATGATCAAGGCATTCCCCGGTGGTTGGGATGCGATCACGGGCGGGCTCGGCATGACGCGCGATGCGCTGGAGAACCGGATCTACGAGCGCAAGGGGCAGGGCGTGCAAGTGGAGCTCGCGCTGCAGCTGCAGGCATTCACCGGCACCACGCACTTCGCGGAAGCGGTGGCCGTGAAGAGCGGCGGCACCTTCGTCAAGTTGCCGGCGGATCTCGATCACTGCAACGAATCCCTGGGCAAGAAGTTCCGGGAACTCAATACCCGCTTGGGCGACTTCTGCGCGCGCTACGAGGAGGCCACTGCGGACGATGTGATCGACGCCAAGGAACGTCATGACCTGGAGGCGATCGTCGCGGGCATGCAGCGCTGCATCGCCGAGCTGCTGGCCCTGACCTTCCGCGTCTACTGCCGGCCAGACGTCGAGCGTGCAGAATGACCGGCCGGTTTACGCTGCCGCGCGCGGGGAGCCGCGCGCATCTGGCCCTTACCGCCTTGCACCAGATCGGCGGCCGCGCGGATCTGCGTGGTTGGATGAATGCCTGCACGTGGGCGGAAACGATACGCGAGTTTGAGCGCGTCGTTGTCCAGCGCGTCGAGTTTCTCAAGCTGGTCGACGCCGGCGCGGACGGCTACAAGCTGACGCGGTACGGCATCGAGCACCTGGGCCTCGACGCCGATGCGCCGCCGTTGGTGGCGCCAGTGGTGGCAGGGCCGCGCACTGTCGCGTCGGGGCAAGCGCTGACGCGCAAGCACATGATGCGCATGCCCTTGATGCGGGAGGGCGCGTTGGACTACCTGGCCATCCCCTCGCGGATCGGCGACCAGGTGATGCCGCATCAAGTCGCCAGCAGCATGGCGACGGGGAGCGGCGAGCGGTGAGCAGTGTAGAGCAAGTTATCGCGCAAATGATGGATAGCGGCATGCCGCCGCTGCCGCCAAACCATCCCGTCATGGATGGGAAATACAAGCGGTTCGGTCCGAAGAACAAGGCGTGGTACGTGCTGACCGAGAAGGTGCTGGGGAGCGGCCGCAGCGTCGTGATGGGCGCGTTCGGCATGATGCTGCAGGGGCCGAACCGCAACGCCGTCAAGGTCGCGGTCGACCGGCAGTCGATGACGTCGGAGGAGCGCGCGGAGTTCGACGGCTGGCAGCGCGAGCTGGAGCACGCTGAGTTCGAGAAGCGGCAGATGGAGAAGCTGCTGGCGCGTAATCGCGCCAAAGATCAATGGGCCAAGGCGGCCGATCAACCGCTGGTGCACCCGCACCTGGTGGACAAGAAGATTGACGCCGAGGGTGTGCGCGTCAGCGCCGATGGCCTGCTGCTCATACCGATGATGCGCGCCGGCCAGCTGGTCGGCCTGCAGAAGGTCGACCGCAAAGGCTTCGTGCGGTACAACAAGGGCATGGACCGGGACGGGGCATATCTGATGCTGGGCGACCCGGAGTGGCAGCGCGTGATCGCCATCGGGATGGCGTACGCCAGCTGCCGCAGCGTGCGCATGGCCATGCAAAGCAGTCTCGGGCTGACTGTCGCCGTCGCCTTCGACGCCGCCGGCATCACCACCGTGGCCCAGGCGATCCGCAAGGCATACCCCACTGCACACCTGCTGCTGCTGGCCGACGACGACCACCGCCTCGCGGACCAGTTCGCGGCGCATCTGCTGGAAGAGTTCAAGGTTCTGGCGCCGGTGCCGGTCGACGGCGAGCGGCATACCGTGACGGCCGAGAACGGCGTCGAGACGCATGTCACGGCCACCTGGTCGAAGGACGACAACGATGTGCCGTTCATCAGCGCGAACATCCGCGCCGGCCGGCGCGTGCGCAAGAACGTCCAGTACAAGAACGCGAGCCTGGCAAACTGCATGGCGGCCGCCAAGTCCCTGGGCAATGCATCCGTCGCTGTGCCGTCATTCTCGGCACGCGGCGATCGCGCCCTGGCCAGCTTCAACGACCTCCATGTCGAGGAGGGGCTGGCGACAGTGGCGGCGCAGATCGGTTTTTCCATTCTGGCTGCGCAGCAGCCTGGATTGGTTTCTCCCACTCCCTCCGGCGCGCCAGCGCCGGCACACATCGATCCACCTCGGCCTGAGCCTGCGGCGGATGGGCAGTCCCCCCCACCCCCTGGCGCGGAGCCGTCGGCCGGCCAGGGAAGCGAGGTCGCGGCCTCCGCCGGCGAGCGTCTGGTGGCCGCCCTGGAGGCCCGCTACGCCGAGGATGCCGCCGAGGACCCGATCTACGCTGACGACGCCGCTTCGCCAAGCGAGGGGGAGGGGGGCAAGGCGAAGAAGGAGAAGCCCAAGAAGGTCTACGGTCCGGAGCATTGGGACCAGGTGGAATACGTGCTACGCAACTTCGTCCTGGTCTACGGCGAGGACATGGTGTGGGACGTGGGCCAGCGCATGCTGATGAAGATCTCCTCGATGCGCACCATCGTCGCCAACAACGACGTGATGCGCTTCTGGGCCGGCGACAATCGGCGCTGGGTCTTGAAGCGGAACATCGTCTTCGATCCGCAGGAGACGCGCTCTCCGGATACCAGCGGACCGACGGCAACGGTGAACCTGTTCAACGGCTGGAAGATGAAGCCGAAGCGCGGCAGCCACCTGCAGATCCAGGTGCTGCTGGCGCACCTGTGCAACAAGGACGAGGAACTGATGACATGGGTCGAGCGCTGGCTGGCCTACCCGCTGCGTCACCGCGGTGCCAAGATGGAGACGTCGATCATCATGCACGGCGACGAGGGCAGCGGTAAGAACTTCTTCTTCGAGAAGGTGATCAAGAAGATCTACGGCGAGTACGGCTATGTCATCGGCAACGCCCAGCTGGAGTCCCAGTTCAACGACTGGGCGTCGAAGAAGCTGTTCATGGTGGCCGACGAGGTGGTGACCAGGTCGGAGCTGAAGCACATGAAGGGCAAGCTCAAGTACCTGGTGTCGGGCGACATGATCATCATCAACCCCAAGGGCTTGCCGGAGCACGGCGAGGCCAATCACATGAACTTCGTCTTCCTGTCCAACGAGCTGCAGCCGCTCGCGCTGGACAAGACGGACAGGCGCTACCTGGTGATCTGGACGCCGCCGGCACTGGGGCGAGAGTTCTACATCGAGGTCGCCCAGGAGATCGACGCCGGCGGGATCGAGGCCTACTTCCACTACCTGCTGCATGAGCTGGACATGGGCGACTTCAATGAGCATACGAAGCCGATCTACACGGATGCGAAGGAAAGCTTGATCGAGAAGAGCCTGACGCCGGCCGAGCGCTTCTATCGCGACTGGAGCCGGGGCTTCCTGCCGCTGCCGTTCATTACGTGCGGCGTGACGCAGCTGTATGACGCCTACAAGGTGTGGTGCGACAAGTCGGGCGAGTCGAAGTACATCTCGCAGACCATCTTCACGCCGACGGTGCTCCGGTACGCGGGCGACGCCCTGGAGAAGCGCGTCATCAAGTACGAGTACGGCGAGTCGGTCAAGCAGCGCAACGTTTTTCTGTGCGGCGTCAAGCCGGCGGACAAGACGTTGAGTGACTGGGTGGCCGATACGTCTGCGCTGTTTGAGTCGCATTTCCTGGCGTATCGCAGGAGGGCAGGTGTAAATGTTGAGGGTTAACCCATCACATCACTGGCAACCCATCACACCGCAAACCCGCATGAATGCTGGAATGTTATGGGTGTGATGGGTGTGATGGGTTGTTCGCGCACGTATACGTGCGCGTAAGGCCGCAAACCAGTTGAGTTGAGTGTTCGGTTGCCATATTTTTTTTATCAGAAAGTAGAAAGTAGTAATAACACCCATCACACCCATCACAAGTGAGTGTCTATGCGGGCTGGCGATGTGATGGGTATGTGATGGGTATGAGGGGTTGGTGAAAAAAGAGCGAAGCAAGCCGATCAAGCGAGCAGAGGAGGCAAGTGATGGTGAAGAAATTGGATCTACGGGAAGAGATGCCGGTCACTGCTGCGCTCATCGCCGACTTTCGCGCGGTCTTCGGGGCGGCCAATATCAACGACGTCATTCGGCGCGGGATGGCTGGTGAACCCGTCTTCTTCGCCACCGAGAACGGTCACGTCGTCGGCACACCGATGCCGCCTACCGTCCGTGTCGGCTTTAGCGGCGCCGGCAATCGCTACCTGCTGGACGGGCCGCAGCCGGGCGACCCGGTAGAGCAAGAAGGACGTGGTCGACGCAAGTCTATGAACAATCAGAACTGGGGAAAGAAATGATGGAAGCAACAATGGGCGGAGTGGGCGATTGGATTTTCGAGAGCGCCGGGCAGGCGGTGCACGTGGCGTTCCTGATCCTGGCACAGGAGGCGCAGCAGGACGCGCCGCTGCGCAAGGCGCTGATTCGGATCATGGAGGACACGCACCTGACGACAGGCAACCAGCGCAACTGGCTGGAGCAGCTGCGCGGCAGCGCATCCGGCACGATCAACTTCGGTGGCCTGCAGATGGCCGAGGTCCGGGCGCAATGCGTGATGGTCACGCAAGCCGTGCGCAAGCTGCCGGCGCCGGAGATGTGGGCGCTGCAAGCGAAGTTCGGCCAGGTGGAATTCGAGGACCTGGACAATGGCCAGCTGCCGCGCATGGAGCCGCCGCGCCGCCGCTTCGCCTTCTCGGTCGAGCGCATCACGGCCATCAAGGGATTATCGGATTGGCTGGCGCCGTCGTTCCCGAAGATCCCAGCCTTTGCGCTCGACTGCATGCTGGGCAAGGTCTACGCGGACCACAAGAAGATCGAGATCAGCTTCCGCGACCTGGCGAAGTCGTTCGGCGGAAACCACATGGTCTATGCTCGCTCGTTCAAGCTGCTGAAGAAGCGGATCCGCGAGTTGGAGCAACTGGCGCTTGGCCGCTTGGACGAGCATTTTTCGCAACAGGGCATCGTACCTATTTTTTAAAAGCTGTTGACACGTGTGTTACAGAGGCACTATATTTGCGTCATTCTCGCAGTAACTGTATCCAAGGCAACGATTGACGCCGGATCAGGTAGCTGTTGAGGGAATCAACCTCGCCAGGCGGCATGCCTCGCGGGGTTTTTTTTCGTCCCTCGCGAGAGCCTACCAGTGGCTCGATGGTAGGTCGTTGCGCGGTCGTCAGCAAGAAGATCGTGGACAGCGCGCTATCAAAAGTTGTGGGTGTGCAGACGTCTGCATGCTCATCCTCCCTCCAGCAGAAAGGATTCACATGATCACCCCAACCGTTGGCCGCAAGGTCTGGTACCGCCCGAACGCATACGACAAGCTGGGCCCTGGCGGCATGGTGGCCTCTGGCGATCAGCCGTGCGATGCGACCGTCATCGCGGTGCACAGCAACACGTTGGTCAATCTGGCGATCTTCGATCATCAAGGCAACCTGCACAAGCGCCTCTCGGTACCGCTGCTGCAGGACGACATGAAGCCGCCAGCGAGCCATGCATATGCCGAATGGATGCCGTACCAGACCACGCAGGCCGCAAAGAACGCTGCGGAATAAACGGTGTCTCCCGCCCTGTTACAGCAGGGCGCTTGCCGTCGGCCGCTCGAACGTGCCGGCGGCTTTTTTATTCGAGGTGACGATGTCCGCCAAGTCCTTCCCGTCGGTAAAGATCGAAGGCTGCGCCGTATTCGAAAATACGTACAGCGATGAAGGAAAGGTCTGGACGGTAACGAACCTCATTGCCCGCGCCCGGGATCTCGAACAGTTCGATCTGCCGCTAGCTGCGATCTATGTGGACACCGAAGTGTGGAAGCCGACCGGTTCGGCCTACGGCATCGCGCTTCATATGCGCCGCGCCCTGGATGTTGACACCAGCTATCCGGTGATTCTGTCGCAGGAGGGTTTCATCATGGATGGCTGGCATCGAGTACTCCGGGCGCTGATCGACGGTAAGACCACGATCAAGGCGGTGCGCTTTCAAAGCACACCGCCGCACGACTATGTTGAGGCCGACAAGGCCAAGTAATAGTGCTGCGGCTGCCAGCGCTCTCTAGCGGCAGTGTTTCGAAAAGCGGGAGCAGTTCGCCGACGTATCCAAGGCTGAGGGGCACCGGCCGCTGTACAGAGCATCGTGCAGCGGTTCCTGCTCAGCGCGGGCGGCGACAACAACGTAATATCGCGAGGTAATCATGGACACCGATCTGACAGTTGCCGAGGTTCGCGCCCGCATCCGCTGGGTGCGCATCTGCATGTTGATGTTGGCGCTGCAGGACGACATGGCCGCCGCGCGCGAGGCCGTGAACGCGATGCCGCGCAAGCCTTCGCGCTGGTAGGCCGCTTCATGGCTGCGCGCGCGGGGCTGACAGATTTCTGAGGTAGGGGGGGGTCTAAAAATCAGCCACTGAAATCTTGACCCCTCCAAACTTTCGGAGTGACCACGATATGCGCGCAGACGGCCGTTTAAAGGCGCTACCGGGCGCAAATGTTGGTGCGATCTCGACCGTTGTTGATGGCAAAGTTGTTTCCGAAGTCCCGGACTATCTCACCAAGCTGAGCCCGCGCGAAAAGAAGATCTGGCGCGCGATCACAACCGAGCTTGAGCAATACGACCTGGTTCGCCGCACAAGTGCTGCACAACTGAGCGTCATTTGCCGTGCGTATCGGATTTGGGAAGATCTCTCGGACGAGCTGGACAAGTTCGTCGAGGGCAACGGCGGCAGTTATATCCGGGAGAGCGCGAATGGTTACCGCGCGCCGGATCCGTTGTATTTCATGGTGGAAAAGCAGGTCAAGATCTTGATGCCTTTGCTGGCGGAGGCGGGCTTGACGATGCACGGCTTCCAGAAGATCCGCACCGCGCAGCTGGCCGAGCGCCAGGGGAGTTTGTTCGACGAGATCGGCGCCGCGCGGCCACATGCTCCGCTCCAGATCATCGTGCAGAGTTCGGACACCGACCTATGAGCTTCAAGTTCAATCCTAAGCAGCGCGAGGTGCAGCCGATCCTCGGCGGGTTGGCCACCTGGATCATGTTGTTTGGTGGCGGCCGCTCGGGTAAGACGTTCATCGCGATCCGTACGATCATCCTGCGCGCGCTGAAGGCTCCCGGATCGCGGCACCTGATAGCGCGCTATCGCTTCAACCACCTGAAGGCGACAGTGGTGCTGGACACGTTCCCCAAGGTCATGCGTACCTGCTTCTCGGAGCTGACCAAGGGAACCGATTGGGGAGTGAGTAAGACCGACTGGTACGCGACCCTGCCGGGCGAATCCGAGATCTGGTTCTGCGGGCTGGACGACAAGGAGCGCATGGAGAAGATCCTCGGCTTCGAGTTCTGCACGATCTATGTGAACGAGGCCAGCCAGGTTGCATGGGCGGGCGTGCAGATGCTGCTGACGCGGCTTGCGCAGAAGGTATGCCAGGTGATCAACGGCGTGCGCGGTCCGCCTTTGAGGTTGCGCTTCCTGTTCGACTGCAACCCGCCCAGTAAGGCGCACTGGTCGTTCAAGGTGTTCAAGCAGAAGGTGGATCCTGACACGAAGGAGCCGCTGGCCAATCCTGACAACTACGTCGCGTTCCAGATGAACCCGCGCGACAACGTGGAGAACCTGAGCCCGGAGTACTTGGAGACGCTGAACGGCCTGTCGGCGCGCATGAAGCGCCGCTTCCTTGACGGCGAGTTTGCGGACGCGACGCCGAATGCGCTGTTCGATGAGGCGGTGATCGACCGCTGGCGCAACACCGACGGCAACCTGCCCGACATGGTGCGCGTGGTGGTGTCGGTCGACCCTTCCGGCGCTGGCGACGACGAGGCCAACACGGACAACGACGAGATCGGCATCACGGTCGATGGTCTAGGCACGGATGGCAACGCCTACCTGCTGGAGGATCTGACCGTGAAGGCCGGTCCTGCGGTATGGGGCGCGGTCGCGGTCGAGGCGTATCAGCGGCACAGCGCGGACGTGGTGGTCGGCGAGACGAACTTCGGCGGCGGCATGGTCAAGTTCGTCGTCCAGGCGGCGGCATCGAAGGCGAAAGTGCGCATCAACTACAAGATGGTGACGGCCAGTCGTGGCAAGGCGCAGAGGGCCGAGCCGTTCAGCGCGCTGTACGAGCAGGGCAAGGTGCGGCACGCGGGGCTGTTCCCGAGGCTGGAGGACGAGTTGTGCGCGTTCTCGACGACGGGCTACACCGGCCCAGGGTCTCCGAACAGGGCCGATGCGCACATTTGGGCGCTGGCGGAACTGTTCCCGAGCATGGTTAAAACGCAGGCTGAGCCCCGCAAGGCGGCTTCGCCCCGGCCGCAAGGCGCTGGTGGATGGATGGGATAAATGGCAGAAACTGACAAAGACGACGAGCAGGGCGAAAAAGACGAGGATCTGATCGCCAGTGCCCGTAAGGCGTTCGACCGCTGCAAGGACAAAGAAGACCACAACCGCACCAACTGGTTGGGCGACGTCCGCTTTGCCCGCTTGGGTGAGCAGTGGCCGGTGCAGGTGAAGGCTCAGCGCGAACTCGAAGGGCGTCCCTGCCTGACCATCAACCGCTTGCCGGCGTTCATTCGCCAGGTGACGAACGACGCCCGCCAGAACACGCCGTCGATCAAGTTTCACCCTGTGGGTGACGGTGCGGACCAGCAGACGGCGAAGATCTACGACGGCCTGGCGCGCAATATCGAATACACCAGCAACGCCGACGTTGCGTACGACAACGCGTTGGACAACGCTGTGACGGGCGGCTTTGGCTACTTCCGCGTGTGCACCGAGTATGCGGCTGATGACGTGTTCGATCAGGACCTGCGCATCGAGGCGATCAAGAACCCGTTGACGGTGTACGGCGACCCGATGTCCACGGCGGCGGACAGCGCAGACTGGAACGTCAGCTTCGTCACTGAGATGTACAGCAACGACGATTTCAAGAAGAAGTGGCCGAAAGCCAAGATGGTGGACTTCGAGGCCGACAGCCGCGATGGCTCCGACTGGTTCCGGAAGGACGAAGTGCGCGTCGCCGAGTGGTGGACGCGCGAAGAGGTGCCGGCCAAGCTGCTCAAGCTGTCGAATGGCGCCATCCTGCTGGAGGAAACCTACGAGGAGAACCGCGAGTTCTTCGATACGCTGGTGCCGCCGGCCACCATCGTTGCCGAGCGCCCAACCAAGACCATGAAGGTCACGCAGCGCATCATCAGCGGCTGCGAGGTGCTGGAGACGAACGACTGGGCAGGCAAGTACATCCCGATCGTGCCAGTGTACGGCGACGAGGTCATGGTCGACGGCGAACGCCACTTCCTGTCCCTGGTGCGCTTCGCCAAGGATCCGCAGCAGATGCTGAACTTCTGGCGTACGGCCAGCACCGAGCTGGTGGCGCTGGCGCCGAAAACGCCGTTCATTGGCGCCGTTGGCCAGTTCGCGACCGACGCGGTGAAGTGGCAGAGCGCCAATACGGTGAGCTACTCGCATATCGAGTACGACGCCGTGGAAGTGGGTGGCAGCTTGGCGCCACCACCGCAACGTCAGCCCTTCGCTGGACCGCCCGCCGGCGCGCTGCAGGAGGCGATCAACGCTTCGGACGACATGAAATCGATCATGGGCATCTTCGACGCCTCGCTGGGCGCGCAGTCCAACGAGACGAGCGGCCGCGCGATCCTGGCTCGCCAGCGCGAGGGCGACGTCAGCACGTTCAACTTCACGGACAACCTGTCGCGCGCGATCCGGCACTGCGGCCGCATTTTGGTGGATATGATCCCGAAGGTGTACAGCGGCCCGCGCATGTTGCGCGTGATCCATGAGGACGGCACGAACGAGCAGGTGCCGGTCAACGGCATGCAGCCGCCGGCGCAACAGCAGCAAGGCGCGCAGGACCAGCAGCAGGCGGCGCAGAACGTCGCCCGGGTGTTTGACCTGACGGCAGGCAAGTACGACGTGACCTGCGAGACCGGACCGAGCTATACCACGCGCCGCGAGGAAGCCGCCAGTCAGATCATAGAGTTCATGCGTGCGGTGCCGGCATCGGCCGCGCTCATCGGCGACCTGCTGGCCAAGAATCTGGACTGGCCAGGCGCCGATGAAATTGCCGAGAGGCTCAAGAAGATGCTGCCGGCTCAGCTGCAGGGGCAGGATCCGCAGGCGCAAGCCGCGCAGCAGCAGGTCCAGCAACTCACGCAAACGCTGCAGCAGATGCAGCAGCAGCTGCATGATAAGAATGCTGATCGCGAGGTCGACATGGACAAGAACCGCATCGACGCCTACAACGCCGAGACGAACCGCCTGAAGGTAACGGCGCCGGCCATGGGGCCGCAGGAGATCCAGATGCTGGTGCTGCAAACCGTTCAGCAGCTGCTGGCATCGCCGGACGTCCTACCCGGTGCCGGGCCTCCGCCGGCGGCACCGCTGCAACCTGCCGCGCCGCCGGCGCCGCCCGGACAGCAACAGCAGCCGCAACAACCTCAACCGCCCCAGGGCGGTTTTTTTACGCCTGAAGGGAATCAGTAATGCCAACATTCCAGATCAATGCAGCGCATATCTCCCGCGCGCGACTTGTCCCGGCCGGCTCGGTCGTGACCGTCACTCCAGGCACCGGCGGCTCGGCGCGAGTTGAGTACACAGTCAACCAGGACGCCGACATCCAGAACAATGTCGCGACGTGGCAGGATTGGCCGAAGGGAATTATCTACGGCGAGAACGCCATGCTGTTCCAGGAGCGCAGTTGGATTCGGGTAACCGGCATCGTCGCCACGGTGTCATATGACATCAACGAAAGCCCATCCCAGGCTATCCTGAAGCAGTTCCGTCAGCCGCTGGTGGCCCAGTCGCCCGTTCAGGATGCGCTGTATCGCGGCCAGCCAGCGGCCATCGCCCTTGCAAACGGCGATTTGAAGACCGAGGGCTGCCCACAGCGTGTATGGGCTGGCGCGCCAATCCCGCCAGTCCCGACTGACGGCGCCGCGCATACCCTTGACATGGAGTTCGCTGGCAAGCGCGCCTTCTCATGGGTGCAGCTGATCTACGCGAACTACAACAGCGCTGCGGTCGCCAATATTTCCGCACTGCGTGTTGGCGCATCACCACGCCATCTGTTGGCAACCGGTGTGGAGATCGCCTGGCCCGTTCCTCTCGGTACGATCGGCGGCCAGACCGCCGCCGCAATCCCGGTAGCACGTGCATCGACGAAAGCGAACTATTTCATCCCGGGCTTGATCGCTACAGACCGAATCCCGGTAAAGAATATTGCTCGTACCGACTCGGCAACGCAGGGAAACCGCCCCTTGGTGCGTGCTCGAACACGCATTCCGGCCGAGGTGCAGTACCTGCCGCAGTTCGGCTCTACCTTTGCGCCAGCCTGGAACGCATCGGCACTCAGCAACGGCATGAAGGTCGGCTCCACCATGGTCAACACCGACTTCGTGACCGCATATCCTACGGACAATGGCGCCTACACCTTGACGGAGAACGGCGGCGTCATCAACCCGATCGGCTGCATTTTTGGCTACGACGTCCCCGGGAAAGGTGTCCTGGTTTGCCTTGACTCGCTGGGATCTGGCCAAGGCACCAGCGGCGGCGGCATGATGGGCTGGCCAGTTATCCTCAACGCTCAATCCGAGGTGCTGGATGTAGCCAACTGGTCGGTACCGGGCCAGCTTACAGTCGACTCGATTGATACGATGATGGGCCTGATCAACTTGACTCCGACGGCATATGCCTTCGGTGTAGTCAAGATCCTATCGCCAAATGACGGTGTACCCACGCAGGCGATTGCAGACGCCATATGGGGGAAGGTACTCCCTGCCGCCGATAGCAATCGCTCGAACAATATCGTCACCGTCCTGATCACATCGTCGCCGGTGAATAGCTGGGCGGCAGCGAACCATGCGGTGAACGAGGCGCAGAACCAGCGTGCCCTGGACTTGGCAGCAGCATCGCCTTGGGTCATCGTGCTCGACTGGTGCAAATTCGTCGCCGATCCGGCGAATCCTCGGCAATTGAACCCTGCAATGGACGTCGACGGAACCCATGTCAATGATCTCGCGCACGGGGCATTTGCACTTTTCGCCAAATCAAAATTGGAATAACGGCATCCAGCGGAAACCATCACCCCATTCAAGATTTCGGCTGTAGACCAGACGGCCACGTAGCCGCTGCGCCTCACAGTCTCACCAAGCCACCTTCGGGTGGCTTTTTTATTGGAGCATCACATGAGTGACATGGAACAACCTGGCAATACCCAGGATTCCGGCGCAGCAGCAGATACCGGCGTCGAGGATCAAAACTTGGGCGCGGTAGAGGGCGGCGACGATCAAGGCGGCGAATCGGGACAGGACTCGCAAGAGCAAACCGGCACCGAGGAATTCGGCGAGATCGAAGTCGACGGGAAGAAGTTCGAATTGCCGAAGTCCGCCGCTGAAAAGCTGCAGGCCGAACGCATGATGAACGCCGACTACACCCAGAAGACGCAGGCGCTGGCAGAACAGCGCCGGCAGTTCGAGGTCCAGTCGGCTGAGCAGCAGAAGCAGCAGCAGGAATACGTCCAGGACTACGCCAAAGTCGTTGCGATCGACGACCAGTTGGCCGCGTACAACCAGCTGGACTGGGCCGAGCTGATCGCCAACGATCCGCAGCAGGCCATGCTCTACCAGCAGCAACAGCGCAAGCTGGAAGGTCAGCGCGCGCAGGCAGTACAAGCAGTCACGCAAAAGCAGCAGCAATTTGCGCTGAACGAGCAGCAAGCCATTGCCAAGCGAGTTCAGGAAGCGAGTGCGTATGTAGCGCGTGAAATCCCTGGCTGGACGCCCGAGCGCGACAACCAGCTGCAGGCATATGTCAAGCAGAACGGTATCCCTGAACAGGAACTGATGCCCATGGTGCTCCGGCATCCGGCGCTGCTGAAAATCCTGCACAAGGCCGAGCTCTACGACCGCCAGGAAAAGAAGGTCGCGGCCAAACCTACTCCGCCAGTTCAAGACAAGCCGGTAACTCGCGTCAGCTCCGCTCGCGGTGCGACCCAGCGCGACCCGTCGAAGATGAGCACGGCCGAATGGATGGCGCACCGCAACGCTCAACTCCGCAAACAGCGCTAATCGGCGCACATTCGCAAAAGGAATAAATCATGTCGAATACCATCCTCACCCCTTCGGCGGTGACCCGGGAGGCCCTGCGCATCCTGCACCAGAAGCTGAACTTCATCGGCTCGATCAACACCCAGTATGACGACTCGTTCGCCAAGACTGGCGCGAAAATCGGTGACTCGCTGAAGATCCGCCTGCCGAATGAGTACGTGATCCGCTCCGGCGCGACCATGGTTCCGCAGGACACCGTCGAGCAGTCGGTCACGCTGCAGGTCGCAACCCAGAAGGGCGTCGACCTGAACTTCACCGCCGTCGACCTGACGCTGTCGCTGGACGACTTCAGCAAGCGCATTATCGAGCCGGCCATGGCGGTGCTGGCGTCCAACATCGAAGCCGACGCGCTGTCGATGGCGCTCGATGTGTACCAGGTGGTCAACAACATCGGCAGCGCCGCTACGTTGCGCACGGCGCTGACCGCCCGCAAACTGCTGACCGACTCCCTGACGCCATCGTCCGACCGCACGCTGCTGCTGAACACCCAGGACAACCTGGACCTGGTCGACGCGCTGAAAGGTCTGTTCCAGGACTCGACCGAGATCGCCAAGCAGTACCGCGAAGGCAAGGTCGGCCGTACGGCTGGCTTCGGCGACATCTTCGAGAATACGCTGCTGTCCTCGCAGGCTACCGGAACCGCGCTGGCGGCCACGACCTACACCGTCAACGGTGCAGGCCAGACCGGCTCGGGCGTAATTGTCGCCACCGGCGCCACCACGTTCAAGCGCGGCGACGTCGTCGCCTTCGCCGGCACCAACCGCGTGCATCCGGAAACGAAGGTCGACACCGGCAATGCCCAGCAGTTTGTTGTCACGGCGGATTACGCCGGCGGCGCCGGCACGCTGGCCATCTCGCCGGCGATCGTCACCTCCGGTGGCCGCCAGAACGTGACCGCCTCGCCGACCAACGGTGGCGCAGTCACCAAGATTGGCGGCGCCTCGGCGATCTACCGTCCGTCGCTGGCCTTCCACAAGGATGCCTTCGCCTTCACCACCGCCGACCTGATCATGCCTGACGGCGTGGACTGGAAGGCGCGCGAGACCTTCGAGGGCATCAGCATGCGCATGATTCGCCAGTACACCATCGCCAACGACCAGTTCCCGGCTCGCGTCTATGTGCTGTACGGCTACAAGACCCTGCGCGCGCAGCTGGCTGCTCGCATCCTGTCCAACTGATGTACCAGCCCCGCTTCGGCGGGGCTGTCTCCGGAGAACATCATGCAAGCAACAGAAAAACCCTATGTGTATCAGGAATACCCCAAGGCCCTGTATCGCGAGGGCGCCTACTTGGCCGTCGCCAGTGTCGAGGAAGAGGACGCGGCGCGCGCTGAAGGCTACGACGACTGGGCTGCTGATCAGGCTACCCATGGCGAAGTGGAGCAGGAAGTGCAGACGTCTGCAGAGCCGGACCCTTCGACGCCGCCGAAGCCAGCGGCTGCGCCTAAAGCGCCGAAGAAAGCCAAGGACGAGTAATGGCCACCGACGTACGCGACTACAACTGGCTGCTGGCGGCCGTGGCCGACTGGCTGCACCGCGGCGACCTGGCCGGCCGCATTCCGGACTGGATCCGGATGGCCGAGGCGAAGATCAACCGCAAGCTCAATATCTACGCCAAGGAAATCGACGCGCCGCTGGTGAGTGGCATTGGTTCGCGCTTCGTCGCGCTGCCTGCCGATTACGGCTCGCCAATCCAGCTGCAGTCGCGCCACGTCGAGCCACGCTACGACTTCACCGCGTTGGAGGCAAGCCAACTGGCGATCGACGACGATAGTCGCGGCTTGCCGAAGTACTGGGCCATCGATGGCGCAAACATCGCCTTCGAACGTCCTGCGGACCAGGTCTACCCACTCCAATTCCGCTACGTCCAGGCGATCTACCTTTCCAGCACCAACGTGACGAACGCGGTACTGGAAAAGAACCCTGATCTGTACCTGTATGGCGCGCTGGTTCACTCGGCGCCATACCTGCGTGACGACCCTCGCATCGCCACCTGGAAGACCGAATTCGACGATGCTCTGCGCCAGGTGGCCGCCGAGGCCTCGCGCTCGAAGTCCGTCGCTCCGCTGCGCACCGAGGTGCCAATGAGCTTCACCGGAAATTGTGGCCGCAATCGCGGCTGGGGATACTGAAATGCCATTAGAACCATCGGTTACATACATCGCCGACTTGAATCCCGCTTGGCCGACGGGCGCTGACTTCGCGTCGATCTCGGACGACAACCACCGCAACCTCAAAAAGGCGCTGCTAGCTTGTTTCGCTGGCTTTGCTGGCGCCGTCCAGGTGACCGGCGTCGACGGCGGCACGGTCAACGCCTATACGCTGACGCCAGCGAATGCGCTGCCAGCATACGGCACCAAGATGATCGCGGTCTTCTCCCCGACGATCTCCAACACCGGCGCCTGCACGCTGACGATCGGCGGTCTCGCGGTCAAGGACTTGCTGAGCGTGGCCGGGAATCCGCTGGTGATTGGCGACCTGGTGGTCGGCAACATCTATGTCGCGTTCTATGACGGCACGCAGTTCCGCCTGACCTCGGTGACGAAGAACTATGTCGACCAGCTGGTGTTCGGCGGCGTGCTGCCCGCTCAGCCCGGCAACGCCACCAAAACCCTGCGCACCGATGGCTCGGCGTCGATCTGGGACAACGCGCGGCTATACAACTCGGTGCGCACTTCCAACACGATTTTGGGCGACGCCGACGGTGGGCGCCTGATCGACTACACGGCCGGTAACTTCACGCAGACCTTCAGCGGTGCCGCGATCGTGGGCGAGGGGTGGTGGGTTCGGCTGCGCAATTCAAGCGCCACCGATGACATCGAGGTCGAGGCGCCGGCGGCGGTCAGCACCAGTTCCGTGACGTCTAACAGCATCGCCGCCGGCACTGTATGGACTGTGGCCACCGGGCTGGCGATTGTTGCCGGCGACCTGGTCATTCTCCGTCGCACGGCAGATCCGTTCAATCAGCGCATCATCGCCACAGTGGCCAGCTACGTCAGCGGAACCGGGGTGCTGACCATCACGCCGACCTACCGCATTGGTTCCGGCACCTTCACGGATTGGACGATCACCACGCGCGCGGCTACCGCCGGCATCGACGGTAAGGCCTCTTATGTGATGATGCCGAACGAGTGTCGCGACTTCACGATGCGTAGCGGCGCGCTGGTGTCGATGGTGCTGGCGCCCTACACGAAGGAAATCAACTCATCGACCACGTTCATCAAGCCGCCTGGCTATCGCCGCCGGCGCGGCATGGCCGAAAGTGGTGGTCAGAGCGGTGGCCGCAGTGGTGGCGCTGGCGTTGCATATGGCGGCAACGGTGGTGGTGCGTTTCCGTTCGATTTGCCAGAGAGCATATTCCCTGAGGCCACCCCCATCATTGTCGGGGCCGGAGGCCTGCCATTTTCTGGCGTCAGCGTGGGGAATGCAGCTGGAAATACCGGGGGCAACACCCAGATCGGGAGCCCGGCGATTATCACGGTGGTTGGTGCTCTCAGCTCCGCCGGCGGTGCGGTAATAAATTGTACTGGCGTCAATCCCGGCACCGGGGCGGCAACAGGTTTTGAATCGTATGCCCGCTCTACAAGCTCAATCCCCTCGGTCTATGGCGGTATTTCACCATCATCCAATGATGCGAGTCAGCCTAACGCAAGCAGTGTATTTGGCGGCCCTTGCGGCGGTCATTTTGCTGCTGGAACGATTTATTCACCTGGTGTTAATTCGGTTGGCGCCGTTGGCGGAGTCGCCGGCAACGCAGTGAATGGCAGTGCGGGCACGGGCCCAGGCGCCGGCGGTGGCGCGACTGCAACAGGAACTCAATCCGGCGCCGGCAATGCTGGCCGCGTAACCTTTACTGGAGCCTGATATGCGCGCTGCCCAATTGAATGAAGAGAGCATCGTAATCAACGTGATCATCGTTCCCTACATCGACTTCCTGCCGAACCTGGTGGAGGCCGAAGAGGCCGGGAATATCGGCGATTTCTGGTCCGGAACCGAATTCATCGGACCAACGGATCCGCGCCATCCGTATTACGTGCCGCCGGAGCAGTAAATGACTATGTTTCCTGTGCCGAACTGTGGCTCGGCCGGCGTCGTCAAAGACCTGTCGGTGCATGAACTGCCGATCCAGGCGTGGACGGATTGCTCCAACATCCGCTTCCTGGACGGCTATGCATACCAGTTCTACGGCCATAGCGAGGTCTACAACACCGTGCCCGTCGTTCCGCAGTATGTCCTTGCTGTTTCGGTGCTGGGCGTAGCGTACTGGCTCCTGGCGTCTGCTGCGAAGCAGTATGTGGTCACCAATAACGGCGGCGCCGTCACCTACACCGACATCACCCACGTGACGCCGCGCGCGGGCGTGGTGAACCAGTGGACGGGAACCGTCTTTGGCGGCATCCCGATCCTGAACGTGGGCGACACCAGCAAGATCCCAATGTACTGGGACCAGAACCTGGCGCACAAGTTTGTGGACCTGACGGCATGGCCGGCGAACACCTATGCCAAGGTGCTGCGCTCGTTCGGCCCCTACCTGGTCGCATTGGGCATCACGAAGCCCGGTGGCTCCTATCCCTATATGGTGAAGTGGTCCAGCCCGGCCGATGCCGGCGCGTTGCCCAGCACCTGGAACGAGGCTGACGCCATGCAGGACGCAGGCGAGTACAACCTGTCCGATGGCCAGGACATCATCATGGACGGCGCGCCGCTGCGCGAGTTCTTCATGATCTACAAGCAGGCCAGCGTCTGGCGCATGGACATCACCGGCGGCCCGTACGTGTTCAGCTTCCGCAAGGTGCTAGGCACCAGCGGCGCGATGAACAAGAACTGCATCGTCGAGGTGGAGGGCTTCCACTGCGTGCTGACCGGGTCGGACGTGATAGCGCATGATGGCCAGACGCCGACCTCGGTGCTGGATAAGCTGACGCGCCGCTACCTGTTCCAGAACATCGACGTCATTGGCAAGGACAAGTGCTTCGTTTTCAAGAACACCTACCTGAACGAGGTCTTCATCTGTTACCCGGCGATCGGTTCGACCGTCTGCAACCGTGCCATGGTCTGGAACTACCGCGATCGCACGATTTCGTTCCGAGAGCTACCGAACCTGAACCATGCCTCAGACGGGCCGCTCGGCAATTCGGCCGGACAGACCTTCGACCAGGAGACGGCGCCGTTCGACTCGTATTTGACGCTCTTCAACGGCCCAGCCTTTACGCCTGATATTGCCGGCGTCGTCATGGCCAGCGCCAACCAGAAGCTGTATCAGCTTGACGGCAGCGCCGCATTTGATGGCGTGGCGCCGGTGGCCTATCTAGAGCGCCAGGGCCTGTCGTTCGATGCGCCGGAGCTGATCAAGCTTGTGCGTGGCCTGCGCGCCCGCATCACCGGCAACGTCGGCGAGACGGTGATCGTCAAGGTGGCCGGCATGGACGATCCCTACCTGACGCCCATGTATACCGTGACGATGACCTACGTGATCGGCGAGGACACGTCGCTGGATTGCTTCGTCACCGGCCGCTACATCGCCATCCGCTTTGAAAGCGGCACGGCCTACCAATGGCGCCTGGACAGCTACACCGTCGACGTCGAGCAGATGGGGAGCTGGTAATGCGCGATCCGAACATCAGCACCATCCAGTTCGCGGCCGGCGACCCGACCGGCATCACCACGCTGGCCGACCTGGTCAAGTTCGTCCGCGACCAGGGCATCCGGACAGAATCCGCTATCAAGGCGCTGGCGGCAGGGCACCTTGATCCGACCTATAACGCGCCGAAGAAGCCGCGCGCGGGCGACCTGCGCTATGCAGACGGCGTCAGCTGGAATCCTGGTTCGGGCGAGGGGATATATCGCTTCAGCATAGCTGGGGCTTGGGTATTCGTAGGGTGATTGAATTGGCCCGGCATTTAAATTCTTGGAGAAAATCATGATGATGCAAAATCAGGGCGGACTGCTGGCCGGCGCAATGCAGCAGGCTCAGCAACCACAACAAGGCGGCGCGCAGGGCGCCTTCCCCGCGCAGCCACAGGCAGCACCGGCAGCGGCCGGTGGCGGCTCTCCACAGGGCCTGCAAATGGCCATGGCGCTGGCACAGAACCCGTCGCCTGAGATGGTCCAGCAGATCATCGTGAAGTTGCACGCCTCCGGCAACCCGGAAGCTGCCGCCATCGAGCAGCAGATGCAGCAGCTCGGCAACGATCCAGGGCGTATCAAGCAGTTCGCCGACATGCTGGTGCAGCACATCCAGGGCGGCTAGCAATGGAAGATCTCGTCAAGATGGACCGGATCGACGATCTGGAGCGCCTGATCTTGGAATCGCCGCAGGTCGACCTTCGCACGGACAACGTCCTCAACGGCAAGATGCTGGCCCGCACGGTGTACATCCCGGAGGGAACCGTCGTCACTGGCGCCACGCATAAGACCGACCATATCAGTGTCGTTGTCGGCGACGTCACCGTGTCCACCGATGAGGGTACAAAGCGTATCACCGGCCACTGCGTATTCGCATCAAAGGCAGGTGTCCGGCGCGCCGTCATCGCCCACTCATTCACGGTATGGACCACGATTTGCCGGACTGAAAAAACCGACGTTCGCGAGGCGGAAGACGAGCTGGTCGTCGAAAGCGCCCGCCTGCAGACGCGATGCCTTGAACTGCCGTCCGCTCAATCGCCGGAGCAGATCTCCGTCTAGTTTTTGTCACAGACAACCAGACCACCTTCGGGTGGCTTTTTTTATTGGGGAATCAACATGTCTTTTGGACTTTCGGCAGGCGCGATCGCGGGCATTGTCTCCGCAGGCGCGGCGGTCTACTCCGCCAGCAAGGGCGGGCAGTCGCAGCAATCTGGCACGCAAACCCAGACCACGCAGCAACAGCTCGATCCCCGCATCCAGTCGATGCTGTTCGGCGACGGCACCGACGCCAACAAGGGACTGCTGGCACAGTACCAGGGTTACCTGGGGCAACCGCAGGGTGTCGGCACAGCAGCCTACGGGCAGCAAGCGCAGGACTTCCTGAAGAACAATGGCTCAGGCGTCACCGGTCAGCTGCAGAGCGCGGCCAGCGGCCTGCTGGGCGGCCAGATCACCGCGCCGACCTACAATGCCGCGCAGTCGGCCGGCAACGGCGGGCGGGCTGACATCCTGTGGAACAGCGGCGCGAAGATCGACGCGCCACCGCAGAACAGCATTGACTTGACCGGCTCCTACAATCGATTCATCAACGGCGATGCTGGAGCGAACCCCTACCTGACGAAGGCGCTGCAGGCCGGCGTCGACGCGACGAACGCCGGCTACGATAAGAACGTCAGCACATTGACCGACCAGCTGCAGCGCAGCGTGCTGCCTGGCATCCGCAGCAACGCGGTGCTGGCCGGCCAGTATGGCGGCTCGCGGCAGGGCATCGCCGAGGGCAATGCGATCGGCGACTACACCAAGCAGCTGAACGACAACAATGCCCAACTGGCCGCCACCAACAGCGCGAACACCATCGGCGCGCAGGCGACATCGTTCAATCAGGGGCAGGATCGGGCGCTGGCGGCTACACAGGGCCTTGGCGCGCAACAGTACGGCGTCGCCAGCCAGAACGCCGGTATGCAGCAGCAGGCCAACCTGCAGAACCAGACCACCGGAAACCAGACCGCGCAGTTCGACGCGACGCAGCGGCAGCAAAACAACCAGTTCAACGCCGGGCTGGCGCAGCAACAGATCCAGTCGAACCAGGGCGCGATGCTGGCAACCAACGGCTTGAACAGCAACAACAATCTCGGCGGTATCGCGGCACTCAGCGGCCTGCTCGGTTCCCAATATGGGGTCGCGCAGAACCAGGACAACTACGGCATCAACCGCGCAGGGCAAGTGAACGGTTTGCTGGCGCCGTATCTGAGCGCCAACGGAAGTACGATCAACAGCGCGCCGCTGTACCAGAACCAGGGCGCCAACATTCTGGGCGGCGCCACCGCAGGCTTGGGCTTGTACAACGGCATCAAGAACTCCGGGCTGCTGGGCAGTTACGGCAGCGGCACCGGTTCTTCGTTCCCCACGGCGCCGGCCGGTTACTGGGGCTCCGATATCATGTCTCCTTACACGGGTTAAACCATGGGCTTATTCGACAATCTCGGAAATCTTTCGCCAGAGCAGACGCAGGGGCTGTTGGCCGCAGCGGCGCAGTTCCTGCAGGCTGGCGGCCCGTCACGCACGCCTACCAGCTTCGGCCAGGCGCTGGGCGGTGGCCTGGCCGCGTTCCAGGGCGGCATGGACGCGGCGACGCAGCGTAAGCTGCAGCTGGAGCAGGCGCGCCAGGCGACGCAGCTGCACGGCCTCCAGATCCAGGGGCTGACCGGTGAGCTGCAGGACAAGCAGATCGGCCGCGACCAGCAGTTGGCCGCCCAGAAGGTATATCGCGACTTTCAAAGCGGCGCTGGCACGCCGACGGCGGCCGCGCAGAGCGTGCTGGGCACCAACCTGGCGCCGACCGTCGAGAACGCCGGGAAGCTTGCCGGCGCGCAGGGAGGTGGCGACGCCGCGCCGGCAGCCGATGAATACACCCGCCGTCTCGGCCTGGCCGGCGCACTGCGCAGCTCGGGGCTGTTCCAGCAGGCTGACGCTGTCGAGCAGCAAGCGCTCAAGTTCAAGCCGGAGTTTGACCAGACGCCGCGCTTCGCCAATGGCCCGGACGGCAAGCCATTCGCGTACGTGCTGGACAAGAGCGGCACTCAGCGTCGCCTCGATGGTGTGCTGCCGCGCGACGAGCGCAAGCTGGCCGACCTCGGCGGCCGCCAGGTGGCGTACGATCCGTACGCCATCCAACCAGGTCAGGTCTACGCGAAGACCATGACGCCAGGTGAGATTGCCAGCAATGGCGTCGCGCGTGAGCGCCTGACCTTCGACAAGTCGCAAGCGGCGCTGCCGCAATTCAACGCCGAGGTAGGCGGCTTCATCGGCAAGCCGTCGGCCGCCGCGCCTGGCGGCACGCTCACTCCGCTGACTGGCTACCAGAAGCCGGACAAGCCGCTGACCGAATCGCAGGGCAAGGCGACATCGTTCGCGTCCCGCATGGACAAGGCCGACCAAATCATTAGTGGGCTGGCCAAGGATGGCACGCAGAACACATCCATGATCAAGTCGACGCTGGAAGGCGTACCGCTGATCGGCGGTGTCCTGGGTTCTGTTGGTAATTTCGCCGCTAGCGGAGAACAGCAGCAACTGGAACAAGCGCAGCGAGATTTCATCAACGCGATCCTACGCCAGGAGTCCGGCGCAGTGATTGGCCCAAGCGAGTTCGATTCGGCTATTAAACAATATTTTCCGCAGCGCGGAGACAAAGCGGACGTGCTTAAGCAGAAGGCTGAAAATCGCCGAACCGCTATTCAGGGCATGGCGATCCAAGCCGGACCAGGGGCGGAAAAGGTCGGTGTTAGCACCGCTAACACGCCGCGCTCGGATCAGGCCGAGGCATCGGCGCCGGGTAACTTTTCGATCACCGCGCCCAATGGGAAGACGTATAACTTCCCCGACGCCAAGGCCTTGGCAAACTTCAAACTTTCAGCAGGGATAAGATAATGCCCGACTATGACCAGCTCGCTCAAAAGTTCGGCGCCGCGGTGCCTGGTGCCGACGACAAATATGACCGATTGGCGCAGAAGTTCGCTGCGCAGAAACCTTCCGGTCCGGCTTCCGAAGGCAACACGTTTGTGGATGGATTGCTGGGTGTGGCCTCTGGTGCTGGCCGTGGCTTCGGTAACACGATGCTTGGTGTTCAGCGCCTGGCCGGTAAAGGAATTGCTGCACTGGGCGATGTGACCTCAGATACGTCTCCGACGCTATCGAACCTCGTGTCGGAGAAAAAGCCAACGTCGCTCCTTAGCCGCGCTGGTCAGTGGCTGGTTAGCGATGCCGACGCCGGTCGAGCTAAGCTCGATATGGAGAATGCCCCATACAAGGCCGCCAGTCCGTTCGCGAACGGGGCTGGCGAGATCGGGGGCTCGATCGTCGCGACGCTGCCGGTTGGCGGTCTGTTGCCGAATGCCCTGCGCGCGTCGCAGGGGGCAAAAATATTGGGGGTGTTACCGCGCTCCATGCAGGCTGCTGGAGCGGGTGCGGTGTACGGCGCCGTGACTGGTGCGACCGGCTCAAACGCCGACACGTTCGGAGGGATGTTAGCCGATGGCGCAGCTGGTGCCGGCACGGGTGCGTTGCTCAGTGGGGTTGCCACTCCGGTGGCGGCAGGGATCGGAGCGATTGGCTCGAATGTCATGCAGCGCATGTCCAAGAGCAGTGCTGCGGAATATGCAAAGCAAAAAATCGCTGAGGCTCTGGCTCGCGATGCTCGCGGAAGCCTTGCTACGGGAGGCTACATCAACCCGCTGACGCAGGCCTCCGCACGCATGGCCAAGCTTGGCGACGAGGCTACGCTCGCAGACGCTGGAGGGCGCAACACGAACCAGCTGCTTGACACGCTGGCCACCCTGCCGGGCCGCACCAAGGATGCGGCCTATAACCTGCTGCGCCAGCGTACGGCGGGCGTTGGAGATCGCATGCGCGCGGCAGCGGAGGATGCGCTCGACACCCAGGGCCAGCGCTTACCAACTACGGTGGAGTCGTTGATCACTCGTCGCCAGACCGATTCGGCGCCGCTTTATGCCCAGCTTCGGCAAACAAGCATCCAGCCGACTCAGAAGCTAACCGAGATCGTGGCGGCTGCCGATGAGCTCGGTGCTACTCAGCTCGGCCGAGAGATTGCCACCGCACGCCAAATTCCGTTCACGCTGAATCCGGCGAAGCCCAGCGATTGGCAGATGAGCGACCTGGACCATGTCAAGCAAGGCATCGACCAGATACTGTCGAGCCGTAAGGCGATGAATGCCGACGGTACCTTGACGCCACTTGGAACGGCTTACCAGGCGTTGAAAACTCGCCTGCTGGGCGAGCTCGATGCGGCTACGACCAATCCGCAGACCGGTGAATCACTTTACCGTAACGCGCGCGAGGCATTCTCGGCGCCGTCGGCGTTGATCGACGCTGCTAACGCTGGCAAGTTGGCAATTAACCGCGATGAGACAAGCATTCTGAACACGATGCAGGGCATGTCGACCAACGAACTTCAGGCATTTCGGATTGGCGCATTCGAAGGCCTTCGCAACAAACTGGGAACACAGGGCGGCCAGACAAATATCATGAATATGTGGAAAGAGCCAGCCACCCAAGAGAAGCTGAAAGCTGTGTTCGGTGATCTACGTTCCTACCGGGAGTTCGCCTCCGACGTGGCGAAAGAGGCGTGGTTGAAGCGGCTTCAAGGCGTAGGTGCCGGCTCGCAAACAGCGGCTCGCGCGGCAGGTATGGGCGACCTGGATATGTCGGCGCTCGGCGAGGCTGGCGGTGGACTCGCGGCGGCCAAGTCGGGCAATCTCCTGTCCGCCCTGGGCTCAGCCAAAAATGTTTGGAATCGCGTCGCTACACCGCAATCGGTGCGCGACCAAATGGGCAGCATGTTGCTGAATAAAGGTGCCAGCGGCGCCCGTAATCTTGCCGAACTGGAGGCCCTGGTCCAACAGATCAATAGCCGCAACACGCTGTTATCGAACAACGTGGGCCTGTTCGGAGGTCAGGTCGGCAGCATGATGTCCACGCCCCTGCCAGCGCAGTTGAAGTGAGCTGCATTCAAATTTCAGCCGCACTCTATCCACACCACCAACCCGCTCAGGCGGGTATTTTTTTGCAAAGGCCCACATGACCGAGCCAGTCACCACTTCAGCAGCTATCATCGCCACCGCCCTCAAATCCGCGATCGAGTATTTACCCGGCGCCGCCGGCGCCGCGCTGTCGCTGAAGTTCTTGGGCGGCGCGCTCGGGCTCGGCCAGAAACTGACGTCCTTCGCCGTCGGCCTGACCTGCGCCGTCTACCTGGCGCCGGCGGCGATCGAACTCTGCGGCATCCAGGGTGAACGCGTGCACGCTGGCATCCAGTTCCTGGTGGGGCTGTTCGCACTGGCCACCTGCCGCGAGCTGTTCGTCGAAATCAACAACGCCGACCTGATCGGCTCCCTGAAGCGCCGCTTCCTGGGGGACCGCACATGAACGCGCAGACCGTGCAGCAACTGGTAGCCGTCGGCGTCCTTGGCGGCTGCATCTGGGGCGTGCTGAACCCGCGCCTCCCCACGCGCACCAGCGGCACGCTGGCGCTTTCCCTGATTGGCATCCTTGCCTTTATGAGCCTGATATGACACCTGACCAACTGATCACCGTTCTGCCTCTGGCCCGCCCTCGCGCGGGCTTTTTCTTGCCCATCATTTTGGCGGCGTTCGCTGAGTTCGGCATGACCACCTCGATCGACCGCGCGGCGTTCATCGCCAACGTCGGCCACGAAACCGGCCAGCTGGCCAGCTTCTCGGAAAACCTGAACTACAGCGCCGAAGGCCTGCTCAAGACCTGGCCGACGCGGTTCACGCCGGAGCTGGCCGCACAGTTGGCGCACCGGCCAGAGGCGATCGCCAACCACGTCTACGCCGGGCGCTACGGCAACGGCGACGAGGCCAGCGGCGACGGCTGGCGGTACCGAGGCGGCGGCGGCATCCAGACCACGTTCCACGACAACTACGCCGCCGGCGCAGCACATTTCGCCATGGACATCGGCGCGTTCGCCGATTGGGTGCGTACGCCCGAGGGTGCGATCCGCTCGGCCGGCTGGTTCTGGCAGGCGCACCGCATCAGCGCGCGCGCCAACGTCGGCGACTTCGACGGCTGCTGTGACCTGGTGAACCTAGGCCACAAGACCGACAAGGTGGGTGACTCGATCGGCTGGGCGGATCGCCTGGCGATCTTTACGCGCGCGATGCAGGTGAGTTTATGAGCTTTGACATCATCCCGTGGTACTGGAAGCTCGGCGCGATCGTGCTTGCCATCGCGGCGCTGTTTGCTGCGGAGCAGTCCTACGAAGCGTACCTGATCGCGAAGGGCGATGCCATCGGCGCCGGACGCGTGAAAGGTAAGTGGGTTAAATCCGAGGCTGAGATTAAGGCGGCGGCCGAGCTCGAGGCCGCAGCCGAAACCAAGAAGGCGAAAGCCGAAACCGACGCGCTACAACTGAAATTTGACCAGCTGGCCGACCGCCAGCAGAAAGAACGGACCGATCATGAATTTGCGAAACGTGTTGCTGTTGCTGCTGCTCTTGCCGGCGCTGAGCGCCTGTCAATCGACACCTCCGGCGGAGCCGGCGGTACGCTTCCTGAAGGCGGACCGGCCGAAAGTTCCAGCGCTGGAGCCAACCCTGCGCCAGCGGCGCGAGCCTACCTCTTGCCGCAAGCTGCTGCAGCTGTTCTCGACTTCGCCGGTGACTATGGACAGCTTGTGCGGGACTACAACTCCGTCCTTGACCGGTTCGACGCCGCCCGCGCCAGTTGCAACGCCGAGTAAGTAGTGCGCGTTGGTGGCGACACGCACTGGGAGCAGGAGCAAGCTTAGCTCTGCCATACCACAACGAGGTCTTTCGCATTGAAGACCTCGAATCGATCCTCGCCGTTCTCCGTCCAGGTGCAGTAGACGCCATTGCGGACGCCTTCCCAGGCATGATGCTGGCCCAGTGCCTCGCTGGCGACCAGCATCGCCGGCCCTTCCGGCCGGCCGCGCTGCTGGACGATATCGCCGTCCTTCGGTGGTTTCACTTCCATCCTTTACCCTTTCAAAATCCCAAATCCATGTTGCCGGCCGCCGCCGGCGCTGGCGCCGCCTTCTTCACGCGCGGCGGTACTGGGTATTCCCACGACGTCATCAGCTCGGCTGGGTAGGGGCGCAGGAAACTGCGCGCCCGCTCTGGATCCGTGCATTCCAGCCAGTCATCCCATTCCGCCTGCGGCACGATCACCAGCGCCCGCTTCTCGTCGCCCGGCTTGTGGAAGCGCCGCATCAGCGGGTGGTCGTCGGCGTTCATGGTCAACTGCGTGAACGACGCCTCTTTTCCCGCTTCGCTTTCCCACTCCCGCCACAGGCCGGCGACAGCGAACATCGACTGGTCCGCCATCCCGATTCCCCAGCGCACCGGCTTGCCGCTCTCGTAGCACGGCTCGTAAAACGCCGTCATCGGAACCAGGCACAATTGCGCCCGCTTCCAAGCGCTGGAGTAGGTGGGCAGCTGGCCCGCCGTCTCGCTGCGCGCATTCATCGTGTCATAGGCCTTGAATTTCTTCTTTTCCGCAGGCGCATCCACCGGCAGCTTTGCGATCCGCGCTTCATGAGCTTGGCGTTGAAACTTCATGGGGTACATCCCGTAGCTGGCCAGCACGCCCTCGCGGCCGCCGGCGCCGTGGCGAACAATCGGCGCGCCGTAGTCCTTCCAGGTCTCCGTCTTCCAGAAACCGGTGTCGTGCAGGTCGATGATGACCCCCATGACGGATTCGAGCAATGCGGGATCGGGCGGGCGGAAGTTGACGCACAT